GAAATTAACTGAAACTTGGTCGGGAAATCTGAGCCGCTTGTATCACCGTTGAGTTGAACGGTGTCAATTAGGCTTCCGCTTGAATCAAAGACATTGATTTTTCTGCCATCGGTTCCCGGCGCACCCATGATGGCGAGAAACTCTGCGGCTTCGATTAATCTAAACTCGTGAGCAAAACAGCCTTGTGCTATCCAGCTTGATTTCTCTCCACCGTCACCATCGGCTAGTGCAAAACCGGCTACATCAGCCCCGGTGACGACACGGACAGATGGGCCGGTGTAATCTGATGTGTTACCACCTGTATTCTTAAATGTGCTTATTGTGCTAGATGTGCCGCCTCCACCGTTTGAACGAAACTCTACATAACTGGCTGACGATCCATAGTCTTCGACTTTAACGACCGTTCCGCTGCTTGAAGCAAAGCCGTAGATTTCTCTGCTTGCAGGGAAGAGAGGATGTGTATCTGTTTGAAGATCAGCGTTTCCTGACTTAAAACCAACAATCGGTAAATCAGAAATTATCTGAAAGGTGGGATTACTTGCATCATCCGCGTAGGTTTGTGACGTTGTAGTGTTGTCTGGAACACTAAGTGTTGTTTCTAACGACCCGTCCTTAAATATCTGCACTGTTGCGGTACCAGATATAGATCTGAACTGTAAAACAACGCCTGTGCGGGTGTTTCTGAAACCAAACGATGTACCCTGCCAAGATGTAGGCACACCAGTAGTTTCATTATTAGAACTCTGTAGTGTGATTGGCTTATCGGCAGATATCAGTTTGTTTTCGTAGTTGGACGAATTAACAGTAAGTGTCCCACCAGCCGAACTGATTGTTCCAAGAGAAGTCCCATCAGAAGAAACAGTGGTGCTGTCCTCAAATGCCATAACCGTGACATTTGGACCCGCTGAATCTGTAGGAACAAAGTATTCAGCGTGAAGCGCACCGCCTAGTTCAGGGTTACCTCTTGCCGATACACCGGTAACTGAAATGTCAGCGGCACTGGTTGTAGTGACTGATCCTACACTACCTGTTCCAGCAACACCGGCTTGTGTGAGGAAAACTTGACCAACACTACCGGTTGCTTCTAAACCAGAAACTAGAACATCTTCTTCACTTTCTATGCTGACCTGGCCAATTGCTGTTGTTGCCGATACACCAGCTTGTGTGAGGAAAACTTCGTTGACAGCACCGGTTGCAGAAACACCGGTTGCAGAAACATTGGCTGAACTTGTTGTGGTTACTGAGCCAACACTAGCAGTTGCTCCAGTATTGATACCCGCAACTTCGCCCCAAGCTGAGTCACCCCAGCCGTCTGCACCCCAGCCTTCAAAGACAGCGACATCATCAATGTCCTGCCAACTGCCTTGACCCCAATTGCCTTCACCCCAACCGTTAGACACTCTAGGGTCTCCTTAGCAACGCGGTTAGGCGATTCTGATTATTGCGTTACTCGCGTTAGCTGTTGGGAATACAACTGTGAAGTCGCCAGAGCTTGCTGCTTTGTCTCCTCCAAAATCTAAAACAGCTACTGCGGGATCACCACTAGCAGAATCGTTAAATATGAGGGCACCGCGTACACCACTAATGGTCACATTAGAAAAAACTTCGTCTGTAAAATCACAAACCGCTGTTGTTCCGTCAGTTGTAGGGTTGATAGAGGTTAGTGCATTTCCCTTAGCGGTATAGTTGGTTCCGCTACTACTAATTTCGTTACTTGTAGTATACGCTGTAGTTGCAGCCGTAAAACTAGCACTATTATCGTACAGAGCTAGGTTAAATGTATTGCCACCACTTGCTAAAAAATTATGTTTTGCCTCAAGCACTTCTTTTTTGAAAGACGTGCATAGAAAATTTCCGCTAAAAGCCATTACAGTCTCCTTATATATTCAGCTAGTTTATCTTGTCCTGCGTCTCTGATTGCATTGTACACAGTCGTCCGATCCGAACGAATTGCTTGCTTCATATATAAAGCAATTATTCTTTCGAGGCTACCTCTAAAGGCTCTAGCTTGGTCACGAACTTCTGGTGTTGCGCCATCAGAAACGCTAAGAATCTTATCCACACAAAGCGAAGAAAGTTCCTCTGGTGTGTGACCACGATTGCTTGTCGTTAAAATAGACACTTGAGGTGCCGGTCCGAAATCTAAATTCATGCCATTTATCATTGTATCTTCCTAACCACTTTACCCACACGATACTCCTGTGTGACTTCTTTAGCCTCTCCTAACACTTTAAGTGTCGCTATCGCTTCAACCAACCTAGCATTATAGTTTTGTAGGATGTCAGCCTCTCCCTTCATAAAAGTGTATGCCTCGTAAAGAGAACCATACAAAAGAGCAAGCTCTGCATTATCAGAAAGCCAAGTGGTTCCTGATTCTGCTCCTGCTGTTAAGCTTGTTGGCCTATAATAGTAGTGTAATTCAACAGCAAGAGCACTAGCTGGTGTTGGTGCAACAATAAAGTTGCTCACGTCAAACACTGCATAATATCTAGGGCTACCCGTAGTTGCTGAATTAGGCGTAAATTCTTGTATAAAGTTAACGTCTTTAAACTGTAGGAAGTTCTTATTGCTACTACTGTCTGTAAACGACAAAGAAAACGGTGCTAAAAAATCAGACGGTATGCTTAGAAACTGATTAGACGAAGTAAAACTGGCTGTCACATTCTTACGGAACAAAGACAACTGAACACTTTTAAGTATTCGTTCTTCAGCCGCTCGGATAAACAAAGGAAGATTGTTAACGAACGTTGTCTCTGTGTTCTCAGTGTAGTCTTGTATTGCAGTTTTAAGCGTTGCGAAAGTAAAACTCATGTCGTCACCGTAACCTCACCCACTTTGCCAAATAGTACTAACCGCTCTGTGGGCAGTCCAACTGAATCAGTGAGCAGAAAAACAGATACAGTTTCTGTCTGATCAGGTCTTGGGTCTCGAACAGCTTGTGGATCAGATACGTTGTTAGGTGCTTCTAGTTGTGGATGTTTAGGTTCATATTCATCTGGCCCAACAATCAAGCCCGTCCACTCTTTACGCATTTCACGAAGACGATAGCGAAACCCAGACCTGTCTGAGATACCGTATGTCTTTCTTGCAGAAGCGTACCTAGCCATATCAGAACCTTATGTACTGAATGTCTGGTTGTAGTTTTAAAGAAACCCGATCCTCGTCTTCGTCTGCCGCACGTTGGAACTCTTCTTCGTACACCACCTTCAGCAACTGCACTCTTTCAGGTGCTCGTTTCAAGGCAAGATAGTAAGCCAGACCAGCAACCATGCAAGGTAGAAAACGATACGGCAAATCTGTTGTATTAACCAAGGTGTCGGCATCTTCTATCCTAGTGATGTAGTAATACACGAGTATGTCAGAACTGTTTTCTGGCGTAGGCCAAAGGGTGATCTCAGGACTAATCTGACGATTGAAGTAAAACTGTGAGGGTCTTCCCGTGGTTGTTTTAACAGGAATGTTTAAAAACTCGCTACGACTTATGCGATCAACACTGAAGTCTGTGCCACTGCGACGAATAGCAACTTCAAGAATGTCACTCATTGGAGAAGCTAGACCATTGCTAGAAGTGTAAGCAGCCGTACCTGATGTCAGAGTTAAAGTGCCTTGACGAACTGTCCATAGGTTTACCCCACGGTTCGCCCACTCTGAGAACATGATGTTTAATGATCGACGTGCAGTTTTAGCGTCATAGCCTGTTCGTAACTCAAGCCCACATCTTTCGTAGGCTTCTTCAATTACATCTGCAACGTCAAGATCAAAGTCTGTTGATCCTGAAGTTGCCATCTACCGCTTCCGTCTAACCATGCCACCTTTGGCTTTCTTGATCATTCCACCCTTGGCTTTCTTGACCATAGATCCTTTTGAACGTCGTACAACACCACCGTTCATTTTCTTGATCATTCCACCCTTGGCTTTCTTGATCATTCCACCCTTGGCTTTCTTGATCATTCCACCCTTGGCTTTCTTCATCATGCCGCCTTTGGCTTTTTTGCGACCTGGCATCTTACGTTACTCCTTACTTACAGTTTTTTGGTTTTTCGGCTTGTCTTTCGCTTTGTTCGCACCTTTGCTCTAGGTGTATTAGCGACAACAGTTTTACCTTTCGCTCCTGCTTTTTTCTTTTTTCGAGCGGTTGCTGCACGTTCGGAACGTGAAAGACTCCTGGCTTTTGCTGCTGGTAAACAACGGTCAGGATTCTTCTTATCTTTGCTTGTGCCACAGGGACCTTTGATCTTTCCGTCTGTTCCGATCCGCACCCAGTTTTGTTTGAGCCATTTTTTTAACTCGCCCATCACATGCCCTTATGTCACATGTCGTAGTCTAACACTATCTCTTCACCCTCTTCTATTTTGCGTAGGGTTACTAGATTGTAGACTCTATAGTCATCCCAATCTTGAGACAACGCTAAATAACAGTTTGGCTCCTCTGAGTGGTTAATAAAACCACCCAAAGGAGTTCGTATGTACCCAGCAATCATAGGCACCTTAATGTGTGTACTACCTAAATCAAACGCTTCTTCTATGCGTTGTGTAGCAAAAATACCTAACCCATCTATCTCACTTTCCCCAACTGTTACCTCGTCAGGCAGGGGTTTGTAATAGAACCTGTCGTATCTAAGCCTTGCCAAACTGTCTCCTGATTGCTTCTTTGCCACGTTTGGCTATTCTAGCTTGTTCTTGCTTCCCGGCTACCTTCGCTCTTTGCTCCATGACAGTCAGTATCTGTATCTTTCTAGCAAATGGTTTCTTAACCTTTTTAACCTTTGCTACCGTATCTCTGGCATCTTGAACAGTGGCATACTTTATCCTGACTGTATCTTTCGGGTTCTCGTCAGTATACAAACGTCTGCCAGAGCCCTTGGGTTTTTTACCTGTTCCTTTTACCGGATCTTTTTTTCTTGCCACTGATCACACTCTGCAATGTTCTAGCTTGTCCAGCATGTGTCTTTGATGCTTTCTTCAAAGCACTAATGACTTTCTTTACTTTACTTTTGGCACGTTTGGCAACCATCTTATGTCCTACACACTAACCGTTTTCTTTTTTCGATTAGGCATAATCGCTCCACATCCGGTAGCTACGAAGCCGCCGTTACTCATACGTCTAACTGGTGTCTCTATCAAACCGCCATCTTTTCTGCCTTTGCGTTTACCGCCTTTGGCTTTCTTGGCGTAGTTAGGATCTTTACAGTATTTAGATGCGGCGAGGTTTGCATAAGCAGAGGGGTATGTATCAAAGGTTCTCTTCGCCCATGCTTTCCCCTCTGGACAAATCTTACCGCCCTTTTTCTTCTTAGCCTTTTTTGCCACGTTTCTTTCTCCCCGCACAGTAGGCTCTTTCGGAAAAACCTTTTGGTCTGGCACAATTTACAGACCGCTTTCTTTTAGCACTCCACTTTTTCTTTTGCGGAGGCTTTGAAATCTGCTTGGACATACTGCTACGTCCCATAGCCATTAGACTAGTTGCTCCGCTACCGCTGCCGCAACTATCAACACGGCTAATCCCCACAAGCGTTTGTCTAATTTGTCCAAGGTTATTCTTTGTTCTTGCAACTGTTCTTCGATGCGTTCATAACGCATGTTGCACTCTGCGCCATGTTGCTCAAGCTTTGCTAAGACTTCTTCTGCTTTCACGTTAACACCTCCATCTTCTTCTAGCTTGACGCAAACGGCTGTTAGGATTTTTTGCTGCTTTTGGAAACTTTTTCATCTGACCTGCGGATCGAGCGCAGAAAGACTTACGCCTTTTTGCGTCCTTAGAACCCTTCTTAACCTTGCCTGTAACAGCAGTTTTAAGCTTACTACCAGGGTTATCACGTCGATATTTAGCAACCCCCGCCTTGGTCATACCCGCACCGGCTTTGGTCGGACGAAAATACTTCTTCGTCTTAGGGGGCTGCTTATCCCGTTTTCTAGCCACTAGCCAAAGAAACCGGTTACGGAATCAATAGCAGTTAACGTAACGTGACACTCGCTATCAAAAATTATCCCGTGATCAGGGATAGTTATCTGATTATCGTCTGTGGTGTGAAACACCATAGATAATAGAGTTGCCCCACTGCTCCCGTTCTTAAAAACGATTGCTGGTGAACCACTAGAAGCTGTTTTGACATAGAAGGATTTCAGTCTGGTTCTACCACCAAGCAACGTTCCCGTGGCTGTGACAGTACTAGCTGTAATTGCACTAGCCATAGATTACTCCTTTTTCTTCTTGGGAGCGGGCTGTTTAGGAGCCGCCTTTTTAGGGGCGGCCTTCTTTCCTGTGTTCAGCACCTTACTGTTTAAGTTGCCCATGACTCACCTCTTACGATACTGCTGCAGAGAACGGAGTAGCTTCTGAACCTGTCGCCGCACCTCTTGTGACCACTGAGAATATATTTGACGCAACGTCTTGGATCTCAATCGTGCCACCAAGTATTCCTCCGGTTGTGGTCCCGTCCAAAGTGATGGTGTCTGATGTGGCTTCTGTCTCAAAAATAGACGCAGAAGCATCAGAATCATTAGCCACGATAGCTACACCAGCCATGGTGTCGTTGGCGTTGGCAACTTGAATCTTATAACTGTTGGATGTGACAGTCGTCTTTACAAAAAACTTGTAAACATTTCCCGTGCCCGAAGCAGCTGGAAGTGTGACCGTAGCTCCAGAGGCTATGTCAAACACCATTGTCCGACCTGCGTGTGATGCAGAAGTCAGAGCAACGTCTGCGGTTACACTTACAAGAGAGCCTGAGCCTGAGATAAATCCAGCCGTAGATGTAACTGGACCTGAAAAAGTAGTTGATGCCATTGCGATGTC